GGGGAGAAGCGGAGCTACCGATTGGCCTGTTTATCATGTAGGGACAAATGGCGGGGTTTCCCCGCAACAATATTATACGCGATTAAATTCAACAGCGGCGCAAACAAATGCGGTTGCAAACTGGAATAACACAGCTCCCACTTCTACCGTGTTTAGTGTTGGTGGGAACAATGTAGGTGCAGGCACAACCTATGTTGCCTACCTTTTTGCAACATGCGCTGGCGTCAGCAAGGTGGGAACGTACACCGGCACCGGCACGACGCTTCAGATCAACTGCGGCTTCACCGCTGGCGCACGGTTCGTCCTGATTAAACGCACGGACAGCACTGGAGACTGGTACGTTTGGGACAGCGCCCGCGGCATCATCGCAGGCAACGATCCGTACCTGCTCTTGAACTCCACTGCGGCTGAAGTCACAAACACCGACTACGTCGACGCGTACTCGGCTGGGTTTGAACTTAGCAGCACGGCCCCTGCAGCACTCAACGCTAACGGCGGCACATACATCTTTCTAGCCATCGCGTAAGGAGGCCAAGCAATGCCTGATTATCGTGTCCGCGCCTCTGGCGAAGTCATCTCCGATCTCGTCCATGCGTTCCCGAATGTCTCGATCCCGCAGCCTCCGTCGCTGCAGGATCTCAACGATCTCGGCGTCGATCCAATTCTCGAAGGCCCGCAGCCTTCGCTGACGCGGTTTCAGTACGCCGTCCGCAGCGGCCCGACGCAGATTAACGGTCAATGGTTTTGGATCTACACGGCGGAAGACATGACGCCGGAACAGATTCAGCAGCTGACAGATCAGCAGTGGCAGAACGTCCGCAACGAGCGCGACCGCAAGCTGCAGGAATGCGATTGGACGCAGCTCCCCGACGTGCCGCTGACTGCAGAGCAGAAGGCGGAATGGGTCACATATCGCCAACAGCTCCGTGATGTCACGAACCAGCCCGATCCGTTTAACATTACCTGGCCGGTTGCGCCGCAGGCGTAATGAGTTGTGCGTGGAGCAACGGCGATGGATCTGCAGCATGTCCTCAACTTCACAGTCGGGGCGGTCCTCGCCGCTCTAGGTTGGTTCGCCCGTCAACTGTGGGACGCCGTCGCGGCGCTCCGTGAAGATGTAAGAAGCCTTGAGCGAGATCTCCCGCGGCACTATGTGCGGCGGGATGACTTCCTCGAGGCGATGCGCCGCATAGAAGACATGGTCGGAAAGATCTTCGACAAGCTCGACGGGAAACAAGACAAATGACATTCGGGATCGGGGAAGCGGTTGCTGCCGGCCTAAAGGTCATCGACAAGTTCGTCCCTGATCCGCAGGCTAAAGCTAACGCCGAGAAGGAGCTGCGCGAAAGCCTGCAGGCGTGGGACAAGACGCAGACAGACGTAAATGCCGAAGAGGCCAAGCACGCAAGCATCTTCGTCGCCGGCTGGCGCCCAGCTCTCGGCTGGACGTGCGCCTTTGCGTTTGCGTTCATTTATGTGATCGGCCCGATGATTACCTGGCTGTCGACAATGGCCGGCAATCCGATCCCGCTGCCGTCCTTTAACGTCGACGCCTTGATGGGTCTAACACTTGGCATGTTAGGTCTCGGAGGTCTGCGAACCTACGAGAAGGTTAAGGGCGTCGCGCGGTGAAAGAGAATTGGGGCGCCGCATTCAAGGCCACGCTGAAGCATGAGGGCGGGTTTGTGAACCACCCGAAGGATCCTGGCGGCATGACAAACCTCGGCGTCACGAAGCGCGTGTGGGACGACTACACGGGACGCCGTGCGACCGAAGCCGAGATGCGTGCGCTGACGCCGGAGAAGGTGAAGCCGCTCTACAAGAAGAACTATTGGGACAGGGTCGCCGGCGACGAGTTGCCGTCCGGCGTCGACTTCGTCATCTACGACTTTGCCGTCAACTCCGGCCCGTCTCGAGCAATCCGCACGGCTCAAAGGATTACCGGCACAAAGCAGGATGGCGTGATGGGTTCCCACACGATGGCGAGGATTAAAGCTTACTGCGACACATACGACGCCGAGACGTTCGTCATCACCTACCAGCATGAGCGGCTGGCCTTCCTGCAGAGCCTGTCGACGTTCCAGACGTTCGGTAAGGGTTGGAGCCGGCGCGTTGCTGAGGTAGAAGATCAGGGCGTTGCTCTTGCGAGAACAGAGGTTGTGTGATGCCGCTTGCCCCGATCAGCCTCCCTCCCGGTGTTGTTAAGCCTGCCACGGCGTTGCAGGCCAAGGGCCGCTATTGGGACGCCAACCTCATCCGCTGGCAGGCATCGAAGCTGCAGCCGATCGGCGGCTGGCAGCGTATTACGTCGTCTCCTCTTGATAGCCCCGCGCGCACGATCACGTCGTGGGCAGACAACGACAACAGCGCATACGCGGCGATCGGCTGCGAGACGAAGCTTTATGTGCTGAACGGCAGCACGTTTACCGACATCACGCCAGACAACTACGTCGCGCCAGACAGTTCTCTCGTCGGCCCGTATGGCGCCTACGATTACAGCGACCTGCTCTACGGTCTCGACATTGGCACGGTGTCGATCTCGACTGCCGTGCGCTCGTCGAATGTAGTAACAATCACCACATCGACGCCGCACAGTTTCATCGTCGGTGTTGATGTTGTCATCTCGGGCGTCACAGACAACTCGTTCAATGGCACGTTTGCAGTCGCCAGCGTGCCGTCGTCGACCACGTTTACGTTCTCTCAGACGGCATCTAATGCATCGTCGTCGGGCGGAACAGCGGAGCTGACGGAAGCCGATCGGCGCCCGTTCTCGGCGTTCTTCACGCGTGAGTTCACCTGGACGATCGACAACTGGGGCGAAGACATCCTCGCCGTTGCATCAAGCGACGGGCGCCTCTTGCATTGGGGTGTCGGCGAACAGAAGGCGCATATTGTCGGATATTCGGACATCGTGACAGCGGCGCGTGTTTCTAACATCGTCACTGTCACAACAGACTTTCACCACGGCCTGCAAACAGGCGACGTTGTGACGATCGCCGGCAATTCTGTTGCGGCGTTTAACGCGACCTGGACGATTGCGTCTGTCCCGTCTGATACGACGTTTACGTTTGGCAACAGCGGAACGAATACGACGGGTAGTGGCGGGTCTGTTACCTCTGCCAACGTCCCGTCAGGCAATCGTGGCGTGATCGTGACGCAAGAGCGGCACGCTGTGCTGTTCGGTTGCGGCGGAAACAGCCGTCGCATCGCCTGGTCAAACCGCGAGGACTACAACAACTGGAACTTTGCAGACGCAACAAACACGGCAGGCTTTCTTGATCTTGAGACCGAGAGCGAGATCGTCATGGTCGCGCCCGTGCGCGAAGGCGTGCTGATTTGGACGGACGACGAAGCCTGGCTGATGCGGTACGCCGGCCTGCCTTACGTCTACGGCATCGAGCGGATCGGCTACGGCTGCGGGCTGATCGCGCCGCGGTCGTTTGCGACGTTTGCCGGTCGCTGCATCTGGATGGGCCGCGAAGGCTTCTGGATCTACGACGGCGGCTATGTGAAGCCGCTGCCGTGCGAAGTCGGCTCCTATGTGTTTGAGAACATCGACCCGTCTGCCGGCATCATCTACACGAACGGATCCGAGAACAACGTCTTCCCCGAAGTGTGGTTCTGGTATCCAGAAGTCGGCAGCGCAGTGCCGAACCGCTACGTCGCGTTCAATTACGCCGAGAACTGGTGGACGATCGGCGAGATGACGCGCACAGCAGGATGCGGCGCTGGCGTGTTCGACTTCCCGATATGGGGCGACGAAGCCGGCGAGATCTATTTCCACGAAGACGGATGGACAGCGGCAGGCACGTCTTTGGTCGGCCACAGATGGGCCGAGAGCGGCGCTCTGAACCTGCAGCAAGGTAACGGCATGACGTTCATCCGCCAGGCTCTGACGGACAGCGGCTACGGCTACAACTCGACGACGCTGACGTTCTTCTCGACGTTCACGCCGGAAGGCGCCGAGACGACGAGCGGTCCCTACGCGCCGCGGTCTGACGGCTACACCGACACGCGCGTCACGGGCCGAGACTTCCGCATCAAGCTGGCGGCAACGCAAGACAGCAACTGGAGCGTCGGCGAGATGCGGCTTGATCTAGTCCCGGCAGGAGGGCGCAGGTGACAACGTACCCCGCGCCACAGTCGACACTTCCGTCTCCTCCGGAGCGGTACGAGCAGTCTTATTTCGCGCTGGTACTCAACACCCTTTCGCGTTCGATCGCGGCAGCTGTGTTGAGAGATCAGGCAGTCGCGTCTGTCCTACTTCAATCTCCTAACGGTTCAGTCTATAAGGTTGAGGTAGATAACAGCGGCAACTTGACGACAACGGCGGTGCCACTTGGTCAACAGGGATCGCCTCCTTAACCGGATGCAGAAGGCTCTGCGGCTCGCCGCAGACACGCATGCTCTGGAAGACATCATCGAAGCCCTCAAGAGAGGGGAGATGCAGGCCTTCCACAATGACAGGGCGATCGTCATCACTGAGATCGCTCAGTCTCCCCGCAGGAAGTTCGTTCACGTCTTCATGTCTGCCGGGGATCTTGATGGAGTTCTCGAGCTGATGCCTCAGATTGAGGAGTGGGGCAAAAGCTTAGGTGCCGAGTTCGCTCGAGCATCTGTCCGGCCAGGATACGAGCCGATCCTCAAGGCTCGGGGCTGGAGAAAGACGATGGTCGTTATGGAATATCACCCGAAGGGGGCAGACAATGGGCGGCAGTAGCGCACCGGCAACCACGACACAGGTCACGAAGACGGAACTTCCGGCGTGGCTTGAAGGCACGACAAAAGAGAACATCGCCATTGCCGATGCCATCTCGAAGCGTCCGTATGAGGCATACGGCGGGCAGATGACGGCAGGCTACGCGCCGGAGCAGCTGGCGGCGTTGCAGTACGCGCAAGAGGGTGTCGGCATGACGACGCCGCTTTATCAGCGTGCGGCGATGGCAGCAAATGATGCGGCAGGTTTTAATCCGCTGCAGGTGCAGTCGCAGAACTTTCTGCAGGGCGACATTGGCGCCTACATGAACCCGTTCACGCAGAACGTCGAGAACGCGGCGCTGCAGCGCCTCGACAGCGCCACACGCCTCGGCGTCAACCGGATCGGCGACCAGGCTCGTCAGGCTCGCGCGTTCGGCGGATCTCGTCAGGCGCTGGCTGAAGGCGCGGCGATCGGCGAAGCGGCACGCTCCGCTGGCGAGCTGTCGGCCAATCTCCGCTCGCAGGCGTTTAATACTGGCGCCTCGCTTATGCAGACGGATCAAGGTCGTGCGCTGCAGGCGCAACTGGCTAACCAGGCGGCGGGCCTTCAAGGCCAGCAGCTCGGTCTCAGTGCTGCAGGGCAGCTGCAGAACATCGCGCAAGGCGCACAGCAGGCTCGTTCGATCGACGCGTCGACGCTCGAGAGCGTCGGTTCGGCGAAGCAGGCGCAGCAGCAGCAGATGCTGGACGAGGCCTACAACCGTTGGTTGGAAGCGCGCAACTACCCGATCGAGATGCTCAACCTGCGCCTCGGTGCGACGACGGCGACGCCTTACGGCTCGACGCAGACAATGACAGGCACGCGCACGGGCGGCGGATCCGGCAGCAACTTCCTGTCTGGTCTCGGCGCCGCTGCGTCGATCGGTTCGTCTCTCGCTTCGATCATAGGTTTCTGATGACGGTATGCCTTCAGTTCTCCGGCGGTAAAGACAGCCTCGCCTGTCTCTACCTTCTGCGCGACCAGTGGGACACGCTCAACGTAGCGTGGCTTAACACTGGCGCGGCCTATCCGGAGATGGAGGCCTACATGCAGATGTGGAAAGAGCGGCTTCCCGGCTTCGTCGAAGTTCGCTCTAACCAGCCTGAGCAAGTTAAAGAGTACGGGTGGCCCGCAGACGTTGTGCCGATCAATAGCACGGCGATGGGGCAGTCCGTATCAAACCAGCGCGGTCCTCTTATTCAGCCCTATCTAGCGTGCTGCATGTCGAACATCTGGCTTCCGTTGCACAAGGCCATGATCGACATGGGCGTGACGACGATCATCAAGGGGCAGCGCATCGAAGACGGGCGCAAGTCTCCGGTTCGGAACGGCGATGTGATCGACGGCATCACGTTCCTGATGCCGATCGAAAACTGGACGACAGAGCAAGTGTTCGACTACCTCGACGAAGTTGGCGCTGATCTTCCGCCAGGCTACGGCTTGGGCGAGCAGACAGGGCGCGACTGCTGGGATTGCACGGCGTATCTCGACGAGAACAAACGGCGCATTGAAAACCTGCCAGAAGAGCGTAAAGCTGAAGTGAAGCGGCGTCTCGGTTTGATCGGACAGGCTATCCGCGAACAGTGGAGTGCACACTATGAGTAACGCTCCGATCGTATATCGCAGGCTTCGTGAGCTTGGCTACTCGCCAGCGCAGGCTGCTGGTGTCATTGGGAACCTGCAGCAAGAAAGCGGATCTCGTCTCGACCCGAATGTTGTCGGAGATAAAGGAACCGCTTTCGGCATCGCTCAATGGCGCGGTCCTCGCTTTGAGCAGCTGCAGCGATTTGCGTCTCAAGCGAATAAGGATTGGCGCGATCCTGTTCTTCAAACTGATTTCATTGATTACGAGTTGAAGAACAGCGAACGGCGCGCTGGTGATTTGCTGCGATCGGCGAAAACTCCAGAAGAGGCCGTTCGAGCATTCGTTGCGTTTGAGCGTCCTGCAGGTTTTCGTTGGGGCGCTCCCGAAGGCGCTCACGGATTTGATAACCGCTTGAAGTTTGCTCTGTCATTTAATCCGGATGACACATCAACCGCAGCAGCTCCGGCTCCTGTCTATAAGCAGGACATGGCGACGGCAGCGCGCTGGCTCGGCAACAAGATCCTTCCGGATCAAATCGACGCGCCGAAGCCGATGACGCCGGAAGAAGTGAAGACGCAAAACGCGGATCTCGCGCAGTCTGCCGGTTACGCAAAGGCGGCTGGCGGGCTGCTTAACCTGGCGAAGCTCATGCAAGAGAAGCCGGAACCCGAAGAAGAAATGATGCCGGCACAAATGCCGGAACGGCGGCGCGTTGCATTTCGTCCGCTCCCGACAATGAGAGGGCTTCTCTAATGGTCGATTACGCACAATACGTCGCAGACCTTTACCAAAAAGAACTTGGGCGTGGAACAGATGCAGGCGCTCAAGGCTGGATCGACGCGCTCAATTCAAACGCCATGACGCCGGAACAAGTACAAGCGGCGATCGACGCTTCAGCTGAAGGCGCTGTTTACGATGCTTATCAAGCTAATTTTAATCGCGGACTAGATCCGAATGCGTATGGATGGGTCGATGCTTTAAGCAGCGGCGCGCTCAATGAGCAGCAGTTAAACGACAAGCTGCGCCAAAGCGGCGAGTACCGGCAACTTGCTGTTGATCAGTATAGTGGGCTTCTTGGTGAAACTTATAAAAAAGAAACAGGAAGAGACCCAGATGCTGAAGGATTAGCGTCGTGGGCTATCGGTCTGCGTTCTG